AGCGTTAGTAGAGGTTGATTTGATCAGATAGCCAGTAGTGTCGATTTGCACTGTATCGCCATTGAAAATAGCGGTTGCAAAACCAGCAGCAACTGGAATCAGGCGTGTTGCACCAGCGTATGGCTTGCCGTCAAGCGAATTGACGGGATCAAGACCATAAGGTGCCGAAACGGTAG